GGGGAATCGAACCCTTCGCTGCCGCTGTGTAATAACGGTGTCGGATACCATCCGACATTATAGCAAAAACGCAACAGGGGTGCGTGAAGAGAAGTTATGGTCCCTAAGGACACAGGTCATGTAACACATAGAAAAGGAAAGGGGACAGAAAAGTAGAAAGAATGGCGAAATTACTGCCATGTCAGGTTGTTCGACGACTCGAACATTGCTCGCGCCATAATGCCGTTACGCGCCAACTCATCGACCTTGGCACAGTACGCAAGCGACTGCAGCTGCGCGAAATTGACTTCGTAGCTGCGGCGTACGTCATTCTGAGTCTGCTGACTCGCAGTCTGACCGTGCACGTTCGTTGCGCGGTCGGTGCAATCGCAGCAGTACATCAGGGTCGAGATGATGGGCGAGATGGACGTGCTGTTCAAGTCCACATAAAACCCACGCTGTGGGTAGCGTATGTTCTCGGCATACGGGGCCGGTGCACGCAAGGCCTTAAGCGCTTCTAGTACGCGCGCGCGATTACTATGCACGGAGTAGGCGAGCGGCATGTAGGTGTGCACAAAGTTCCGCAAGTCGACCAGGGAACAATAGCTGTGCGCACTCAACAGCTCCATTTCGTCATTCCATCCCAAGTAATGGCCTTCTGCATTTCCGGGGGCAGGTGGTTGAGTCGTCATTTCCGGGCGTGGGGTCGAGATAGGCGGGCGGACGGTTTGCTGGGCGTGGACGGGATGTGACCGAGTGATTGGCACTAGTTCGGGTGGTGGTGACACTAAGGTGTCGTCTGATTCCCAGGTTTCGGCTTCAGACTCTAGTGATGCAGTTACAGATCGACTACGTAACTCGCGTAACACTTCGGTACTAGTGGCTGGCTCGTCAGAAGGTGCACTTCTAGATTTTCGCTTCTTCTTAGGCATTTACACAAAACATTTATGAATTGTCATGTGTAACTTTGGCCTTGACAAGCCCTAATTTAACTTTGTGGTAGAAGGGTCAAAGCTAAGACGCACTCCATAGTCGTGAACAAACAGTGAGGCGAACTTAGCGGGGCAGGAACATAACGACCGCAAGATGTTAATCAGCTTGGTTATGTCTGCTATGTCTCCACCATACCTCTCCTGAACGGCAATAGAGAGGCCCTCTGCTACAACTGGGTTAAACAGCGCACTCATGGTATCATTACAAGACACGCGATACTCTTCAACGTGCTTGTAGTTCGCCATATCCAGTCTGCCCAATTTAGTCACGAACTTCAAAGGGTCCGGGACCAAATACGTCCACTGCGGGGTCTGAATTAAAAATTTGGAGCAAAAATATGGTACGGAAAAGTTCCGCAGCAATTTACACTCCAAATTAAAAAGGTCAGCAATGCGTCGCGACGGATCCGGTAAGTGCGCACACCCTGGTTTAAAGAAGATGTACGAGTCATCCCCCGCTACCATGATCAAGGCAATGTCGTCGATGTCGTATACACCAAGGAGCACAGCCAAGATTACTAAGGTGTTTCCGGCGAACGTCGTGGCGTCACCGGATTTGCGCTGGTATTCGGTGTCGAAACCAATGCCATTCCGTCTATCACGCACATGCGACCTTACGTGTGAGTCAGTCCAAATTCGCAACAAGTCCGGATCCATGCCTAGAGCGTCCCATAGGAGATCTTCGAATTGCCTAAGAGCACGACCTTGCGCCTTGTCGTACTTCGACATATCCTCCTCTACCGTGACGACCTCAGACAAATCTAAACCCGCAATGCGCGCATTTAGCTCCTTCTCGAACTCGTGCGGTGACATTCCGGTAAATACGAGTATCCGCTCATCCAGTAAATTCAGGAGCCTCTCAAAAAGGACACCGAACACCGGACAAAAAATAGCGTTTATGTTCTTATCACTATACACGATAGTCTGTACGCTCGGATACTTCTGTATGGCAGACAATTCCAGTTGCGGCTTTACATCCCCCTTGATCATATATGAAAAGGAGTTATAATACCGCAGGTGCAAAGGGGTTTCAGACAAAATCTGCCGTCTGACAGCCGGTGCTTGCTTGTCCAACCACTTGTCGACGAGGTGGGACGAGAGAGATACAGTATCAGCCGACAACATGTCCAACAACGCCAGATTTTCAGCTGGTATTGCCGAACGGATGAAGTTGGTGAATAGTGCGCGTCCAATACAATCAGGGTCAAGAGCATCGTTAGCTAGTTTTGGGGCGTTAAGGTTTCGTTTCACAGCTCCCAAAAGCGATTCCTTGAATGATGGACGTTTAGTGGGGAACATAAACGTTCGCAATCGAGGACGCAACTTTCCGAACCCACTTTTACGCATTATTCCGAGCGACGGGTTCACTGAAATGCTGTCCAGACTAACGAAAGTATCTTCCGTTTCCATCCACTCCTGCACTCCCATATTCTCCATTATAGCAGCTCCCGGTAATTTGTCATCGTACCACAATTGCAAGTACGACAGGTCTTCCTCCCATACGCCTTTCAGACTAGGTTTCTCCTTAAGCGCGAAGGAAATTCCAGTGTCCTTCTCCAGAACCAAAACGTTATGCGTGTCGGCGGGTAAGTCTCGTGTAAGGTTTTCATCAGTACGATGAGTATCCTCCCTAATCGTCATTGGGGCACGCATTACACCACCGGCACTAAGATTTGCTGCATAACGCTTGCGGTTCCAGACACTAAGAGAAGACGCATCAAGTGTCTTCGCTTTCTTCACAAGGCCGGTGATTGCATCTTCAGCGTCAGTGTAATACACAAAAGACTCCCTGTGGCGACTAATTGCGACAATCGCATACGGGAGACTCGAGAAGATTTCCAAGGGTTTGGAGTTTCGTCTGATGCATATTACATGATTGAAAGTCAGGCCCTGTGCTTCATGGACAGTGAGCACAGCGGACCCGGATGCTTTACCGTATCCTTCCGACACGAGCGCGTCCTTATCAGCCTGGAGGTGTACGAGGAATAATGTGTTCGTACACGCCTTGTCGATATGGGTGACGTTCCCCGAGTAAGTTAACTGCCTGACCGACAAGATAATTCCGTTTGTCGTGTGCAAACCCTCGTAGAAAGCGCTTAACGCGTACGTCACATCGACTGGACACCGGTACGTCCGATTTAAGCTCTTCGTAATGTCGGCGAACCGGGATGGTACGTGATACAGCACCGAACACATGTGCTCCCGGTCGACATAAGGGATTTGATGTATATCTCCAATCATGGCTATTGCTTTCGCCTGGGAATAATATACTACAAACCCTATTGTCCCGGCATGGGCCATCAAAGCTTCGTCGAGCAACACTCGTTGATAGGCCACTGCACACCCGTTCACTAGTACTGAAGCAACTGTTCTCACATCCCGCTGTAGCACTTCGTCCGACATTTCCGGACGCTTGGACTTCATCTTTGCCATGACATCTCGCCGACCCTCCGTCGTCATGCAAAGTACTAGGTCCTCCGGTTCCTGCGTTGTCGATATCGGTATGTGGGCGTTCTGGATTATGTGGTACGTTTTTCCGCAACCCGGCGGTCCATTTGTCCACTCTATTACTGGCATGAAGACCCGATCTATAGGTACGGTCTCCATGCGCTGTGCTATACGCTGGTTGAGCATGAGTTCTGTACTGCGGCCCGTAATCACGTATCGTTCCGTGGTTTCGAACCTCTGGTTCTTCTCGTCGAAAGCAACGTACCCCTCCTTGGCATAACCGTGAGAGTACGTCCTCGACTGCCCCGTGAGCAGAAAGCGTTTTAGGTGGTTGTCGTAAACGTTCATTTGACTCCGACGTAGATTGTCTAATACGTCGGAGCTCATCCCGTTTTTTGACTCCTGCAGCATTGCCTTATACTTTGCAGCGTTGAAGTTGTCGGCATTAGCAGTTAAATGCTTAAACTCCAACATTGCATTCCGATATGCGATTTCACGACTATCGCCTGGCAGTAACTGCGGATCACGAACCTTTCCTAAATCTTCCGCGTTCAACTTGGGCATGGTAACCATAGGCTTCTCCACAACCGGATCGCGCTTCGGGGGATGCAATACGGCCACGACAGCAGCATAGCTGCGGGCACCAGAACACACGTCAGTCAGCAGTACTTTGCGATTAGCGATTCGCAATACGTCGATCAGACGGATGGGGTCCGGTTCACCAGCAAAGTCCAGAGTAACCCTGCAAACATCTTCCGGAAGGGACGAAAGGAAAGTTTGCAAAGTGTCGAGGGGAAGGGCATTGTCGACAATAAGGACGTCGTAATGTTCGACATTTCCCGTCAACCACGTACGCCACCACCCAGAGATGGCTCCGGTAAACGGGGTGTAACCCTTCGTCCTCAAGGTCTTGATTGGAACCGTAATCCCGACACCCAAGCGCTTACTCAACTCCTTGGTTATCATTAGCCGACCGTCCTGACATGCAACACACAGGTACAAGTGCGTTCGGAGGGCATGTGGGAAAGAAACCCACCATGCGTTCCTCACCAACTGGTCAGCACTTTTCTGGACGGGGAATGACTTAACTATCTCCATCATGTCGACAGGGTTCTCGTCAACAGACTTCTTGGAGACAGAAAAGAGTGAGGCGACTCGCTGGAGTTTCGACTTTGCCGGGATCACTTGGGTTTCCGTCTTTGCGTCCTTCATAAGAGCACCGGCGGCAGTCGGTACGACAGCATCTACCGTGCGGGCCAACGGCTTAGCGTCCGGAGCTTGAGTGCCCTGATCGGCCATGGCGCAACGAATGAAGCAGGCAGGTTTACGGAATTCGTCCGAAACAGTGATAGTTTGACTATCCGTTCCGCACCCCACTGACCGCATTACTCGTTTCGGTTGCACCACGACATTAACGGCACTAATCTCACGAACGGCTACCTCACGGGGTTTTTCCGCGATGGTACGAAGGCGGTTATCACCGAGGAAGGACATTTTCGACGTTCCTTCAACTCCGTACACGGTAGAAGTCACGGTAGCAGCGTCCGTTCGCAGTTGGTGTTTTCCGGGTGCAGCCATAGCCTTTCCTGCCTTATAAGCGTCACTGCGAACAACAGTGACTAAGCCGGTTTGTCGCTCGTCACGGGGTGCCATGTTGCCGTCAGTGGAGTAACCGGCAGTTCTCTTCGACTCGAGTTGCACAGCCTTCTCCGCTAACTTATGGTCCGGGAAGAAACGCATAGGGTTTTTAGGGACGATGGGTTCGATCACCTTAAGGATCGCCTCCACCATCTTCGTCGTCAATTTGGGTTTTTCGTTCACATAAATGCAAACGACGCAATTAGACCGGATCACAACGTGGTTCTTACAGTTGACGAGGGCGTTAATTCGGGCCAACACGTCCTCACAATAGCCCCGCACCATTAACTCTTTAATCAACGTCTCCGTGTAGGGAACGTGTTTGGGAGTGTAGGCGGACGCTACAGAGCGGACGGTAGCCACACGCCACGCGTCGGGATCACCGGTTGATTGCAGACCATTCACCACGTATACGTAATCGTCATTATACGCAGTGAACTTGCTGCGGAACACGAAAAGATCGCGTTTCAGCAGCATATCCTCCGCGACATGCGCTCGAACCCGATAAACAATGGGCGCCGTCCAAACGTACTCCTTGGCTTTCAAGTCGACCACAAAATCCCCTCCGGATGCGTCCCAATACTTACACAATCGCTTGTACTTTTCGGTCATAGGTCGCACGTCGAAACGCTCTTCCGTGTGTGTCCGTAGGGTGGCGAACAGATCATCCAACTCATAAGCGAGACGGTCCGGCAACACACCGACACGGTGCAAGTTCGAGAAGACATCCCGATTCTTGCGTTTCTTCACACGGGCGAAAAGTTCCTTCCATGGCAAGACACCGGCACCAACGAGCTCCTTTAGTTCGTCAGGGAGCATCGTGACGGCAATTCCAGTCTTGTCAGGCACTTCCGGAACGAGGGGTTCGTTCGACACTGTCTCCTCTCTGACCACCTCGGCAACCTCCACGGTGACGGGTGTGACAACCGCTGTTGGTTCGGTGATGTTAACAGGAGAGTCCAGTGGTATTTCGGGGACGACGGCGAGCGTAGAGTCAGACGATCGATTGTTGTCGACAAGCAGGTCAACATGCGCGGTATAACTCGCATCCATAGGGTCTCCATCCACTTGCCAATGTAAATGCGCGACAGGTGCGGTTTCAGGCAATTCCGCGGCCGAATACGCATCTGTAGCAAAACTGACGTGTGGGGAGACAATATGGGTGCAAATTCGAATACCAGTCATCCTACTGAAGACAATAGTGTCTTCAATTCGACCCCAACCGGCTCGTGACCCATCGACAATGTCCAGATGGGAGGTGTCGTGTCCAGGCTCCGTAGCAGCCTTGATTTGTTTGCGCACTTCCAACGCCGTAGAGCCGATCACATGGGCCAATGCGTGAAACAGACAATGTCCATCCGCGGGCATTGGTACGTGCGTAAGACGACCGGAGCACGTGTATGAGAGGGCGTCCTTCCTAGCCTTGCTCAGCCTGCGGCTGTTCTCCTCCGACTTGTCAGTTCCGGTCATATGCAATTTCGTCGCGAGCATACGCAGTTGTTTACCTGATCCAACTGATCCAACTTCCGACGCCGCGATCGATATGATATCCTGACGAACCGAATCGACTAAAGCCGACCGAACTCGTTCAGTTTCGCGTGTCACAGTGCGGTTACTTCGGGCACTGCACAGGGAAGGGATACTGGATACAGAACCGACCGAAGACAGACGGTCCCACATATCCGAGACAGGCAGACTGTTCACGCAGCTGATTTCGCTGACAGACATCGCTAGGGATCCGGAACTCAGAAGAGGACGCGGCTCCTCGGACATAGTAGGTGCACTGTCCACACTAATCGACATAGTCAGCGAACCTGCCGACGAGGCGGGGCGCGACTCGCCAGGAGCGACGGGGCGCACAACAGACTCTTGCGTCAAGTAGGTCTGCTGAGTCGACGGGGCGGTCAGCGCGGTTTGAGAACTCTCACTTGCTGCATTGTGCGCTGAAACAAGCTTAGGAGCAGCTACTGGAGTTCCTGGTTGCGACAAATTTTTTACTTTCGAGTCAGTGGCCGGTTTAACCGGTTCACCCTCGAGCTTCGGGGACACGTTCGGTTTAGACAATTCCGGTTTCTCACCGACCAGGCCGCTTCGCACTATGTCGCAAACCTCCTTCAAGTGGTCGTTCTCCATTTTCATGGCGAAACTATCCACCTTTACGTCCATCAAAATGGATGGTAAGTCATGGTCCTCGTACTCACCTGAGACAGTGAGGAACTCGGAGTAACGTACCTCCCGGACAGATCGGAAGAAGGCTGCGCTAAGTTGATCGACTTCAGCCAATTCAGCCATGTCGGTTATCAGATCATTCCATATCTCCCCGATGGAGTTGAGGAGACGGGGTCCAGAGCTCTTCTTCCAAGCGTACTCAACGAAATTCCAAAAGGTCACGCGACCCTTAGCTCGTTTTTCCTTCTCGGACTTTGCGAAAGCTTCTATCCCCTTTCCCGCAATCCAGCGAGGATCTCCTGACGGCTGTAGTGTGCATATACTGCATCGCGTACAGGGATCGCTGGCAACACGATTCACTGTCCTTACATCATTTCCATTGATGCACATACGGGTATTAAACGTGTTGGCTGCGGAAAAACATTCGTTCAGGTTAAAGGACTTATCACCGGAACGAATGCAATGACCCAACAACAGTTCGAAGAACCGTTTGTCCACCTCGATGAAACGCCGTTTAAACCGCAGAATCGGGTCCTTCACAGTGCGAACCTTACTGTCACCAAAGACAGTCTGATCGAACTCAAAGGTCGATAGCAGCACGGCGCTCTCATCTTGCGGATACCAAACGGAAAAATCGACTGACTGCGTGGCGGTGAGAGGTTTCCGACGGCAATAGACGTAGTGCAAAAACACTGCACCACCTCGGGTCGTCTTTTCGCAATAATAGACGCGGCCTTTGGGGGTGACCATGATGGTGGTTCGAATAATTTCCTGTATGTTACTCAGCTTATGCCGGTATGAAACCGACGAGTCGCCTACGTATCCACACACGATATCACTTCCGTCGCGGTAGTAGTTCATTTCGACCCCAGCGACCACGCCGGATTCTTTGAACAACATACCTACGTCAAAAATGATCACGCTGAAAACTTGTTCGAACTGATGCGCGTCGCACATTTTTCCCAGGTCAGCGATGCTGATGTCGTATTGTCCGTGAATCAGCATTCCATAAGGCGCGGTGACGTAGCAGTCTTGTGCGAGATTGTAACACCTCTGCAAGCTACCCTTTCCGTCCGTGTACGCATTACACGTCCTTTGCGTTATTATATTTTTTGACACGAGATGCTGCAGTTGATTCGCCCTAGTCGTATCGCGGGCGGAGTCGCGATGCTCGATAATGGGGGAACAACAATGTATTGTCGTTCTTCCTGCTTTAGCATGACGATGGTAATTCGCCCCAATATCGACTATCGCAGCGTCAAAGTCCTTAGGCACGGTATTTTTACGGTCGTACCTACACCGTCGCAGAATTAGCTCCTCTTGACAAAGAGTAGCCGCTGCTGCGTATGCATGGGGGTGAGGGGTGTTACCAAATACAACATTCAACTCGGGATACTCACTTGCAAGCCGCGCGGCAGCAGAGGTCTCAAGCTGATAGCTGATCGGGAAACGGTCACCCAGTTTCTTGCTTCCTGTACGCAACATACCGGTTACGAGGTCAGCGTTAGTTGTTGCGATACGACTCACGACACGCTGCGCAGCGTTAGCCATGGCCGGTGCTGTCTCGATTCCAGCGGTTTTACAGAGATCAGTGAATTTCTGTATTGCGTCCATCTTCTCTACCATCTCTTCGGTGACATCACCGCCGATCGTGGCTCTAGAGAACATGTAGGCAGCAAGAAGGTCCGAAAGAAGTTGCGGTTCCGCCATGCGGTCAACGTGTAGTCTTCCGTAGGTGACAGGTACGACACCAGGCAGTAAGACATCACCACGAGCCAACATGAGGAGTTCCGCGAGAACTACGCGCACGTATGGGTTCGAACCCAGACGCTTACGCAGTTTTGACAAATACAGACGAGCTTTCGGATGGCCCATCAGTACTGTTTCGAACAGTCCAAGGTAACAATACCCTTTC